GACGGCGGGTTTTTAGACTTTTTTCGAAAGTGCAAAACAACCTGGCGGCGGGTTTTTAGAGACTTTTTGGACTTTCGTTTTATACGCCAAAAGTCGAAGACACAAAAACAAGGGGTGGCTAGGTTTTTATATGAAAACCAAAAATTATTTTTTATTCATATTAGGCGTAACAATGTCGTGCCACTGCTTATGATGAAATTTGCACAAATATGAAACAGGCCACTTCTCTGCTTCATCACCAAACAGATGCTTTGGTGCAAAATGATGCGCTTCAACATTTTCATCGCCACACACATAACATTTAATTTTATTCAAATATCCAGTATTTGAACTCGTAAATACAATTTCTTTTAATATGTAATTAACAGAGTTTGCATCTTCTTTCTTAATTAGCTTTCCAGTTGCCTGTCCGCAGTCTTCACAATACAACGGAAAAACCTTGCTTCCGTTTTTTCTAAATGCAAATCCTACTTTAATGTTTTTTGAACTACAGTGTTTACATTCTTGCATAGCAATGCTCCTAAAGTTTAAGCACACAAAAAGTACAGAAATAGACGCTTCGGTACATTGGTACAAAAGGTACAACCCTTACGGGTTTGTACTACTTGTACCAAATGTCTCCGCCTAGCCCCCTCTGCTTGTACAACTTGTACCAGAGCTTGTACCAACTTGTACCAAATCATCCATTTTTCCTCAAAATCATGTTAGAAATCAACGTGTTATCAATAACGTACAACCCATGATCTTGTACCAAAGTTGTACCAGATGACTCCAAAATGTTGATCCCACGGCTCGGACCGGCGTTTTTCTTGAAATTTTGCTGTACAGACGATTTTGACATCCCTATTTGTGTCTCAAGATAGTGCTTGAACGCAGATTCTGTGATGAACGGAAGATCGTTTACAACCTCTGCTCCAGATGCAAACCAAGCATCAACAATATATTTTTTCCATTTAGAAACATTATTAGAATCCTTTTTAGCTGGCTCTGAATAATCTTTAACAAATTCAAATACAGCACCGTTGATCTGTTCTCCATCTTCGTCAATCCAGTCAAGCTCAACAGGCTTCAAAATGCCATACATTTTATTTGGCATTTCAGCGTCTTTCATTTTAGTGCAAACTATTTCAATAATATCTTCATTATTTTTAGTAAGCATTATTGAAGAATCTAAACTTGCTTTCCAAGCACTTGAACCGCGAGCTCGACTTGTAGCGTCCTTGCTGTGACCCATGTGATGATTAAGTAATACAGAAGCGTTTAATGCACTGGCAACAACATTGGCAGAGTTAATCATGTTACGAGTGTCTCGTGCGCTGTTCTCGTCACCACTCATATGATTATTCACTGTATCAATGAAAATTGCAGATACATCGCCTTCGGTAATATCCCGTATTGCCCGAATGATCTGTGAAGCTGCCATAGGCTGATCTACATCAATCGGCTTGTTAGAGATAACAAGATTATCAAGACTACTAATGTTATTACGCTTGCACCAAGCAGCAACCCGCTGGCGCATACCGTAGATACCTTCGCCAACCATGTACATCACGATACCTGACTGTGTCTTATGACCGTTCCATTGAAGGCCAGCGGCAATGCAACAAGCAATGTCTAGCGTGAAAAACGTCTTACCAACTCCAGACTCTCCATAGACCATAGTCAGACCTTCTGGAATCCACCCTTTAACTAACCAGCTTAAAGGAGCTGGCTGAGTCAGAAAGCTAGTCGCCCTGGTAAAGTAATATTCGTGATTTTGTTCACCTTGAGATGCAATCAAAGCATTAGCAGACTCAGCACCTAGCGCAGTCTCTGCTGCAATATCGCTATCAGGCGCATACCGACATACAGACTTAACAATTTGACGAACTTCGCTTGCTGGAAGCGGTATCTCGCATCGAGTCTCATTGGCAATGCTCAAAGCTGCAAGAATCTCTGCCTCAGTCATTCCATAGTGGCGCATAGCACCACCGAGTGCTGTAAGTCCGTTGTTGCGACTACCTTGTATTAGTCCACTAGCATCTACAGCGCCGTTTTTCTTGACGTTCTTGAGCGCAGAATAAGCATCTTTCCACTTGCTGCTAATAGCCAGTGGAGCAATGCCATCAAACGGATCAGAGCTTGCTTCCCACTCGTATTGACGAGACTCAATCGTAGATGGGTAGGCAACAAAGTATCTGCCATCAGATAGCAAATCAATGCCTTCCATCAACTTGCAAGACTTAATTTCTGGATCGTACTGAGCAATGAAGTGATACCCACCGCCAGCAGTTAGCTGCGTTGCGCAATCATCTGGATTGCCGTTTTGCTTTGTCCATTGATCCCACGATTCTTCGCCGCCATTGCGAGGATCAATGTCAAATACACAAATGCCACTCCTGTTACCAGCGGCGATACCGATGTTCAAGTTAGGATTGTTCTTCCACCATCTTGCGATTACTTCAGGGTTTGTTGTTGCATCATGCACCCCGTGTTGTGTAGCTGGCAACTTGCCATTCTCAACGACAGGCAATACATGCCAGCCCCAAGATGCGTATATCAATGCAGCTTCTGCTTTAGATAGCATGGTTATGCCTTTGGTTCGTTTTTCTCAAGGTAATCGCTTAATGCTTGCATTACTTTGTATGTTGGATTCGCATCTGGATTGTCACGAATGTCACGAATTGTGTTGAAATGAAGGTTTGTTGCCTCTGCAACACGACTTGGACGCAAGTCCTTAAGTCTTTGTTTTATATGATCTAATGTTAACAATTTATGCTCCTATGTAAAAAAATAACGATTTAGTGTTGACAACTGTATTTCAGATAGTCTAAAGTGTCAACCATGCACTGACCGGAATCGTCCGACAAGTGCTAACAACAGGAGAGTCAAATGGCTATCAATCTTAAGTCAACATCGTCAGTCCATACTGACGGCATCAAGGTGGTGGTGTACGGTCAATCAGGCGCTGGTAAAACATCGCTGATCCCTACGCTACCTAATCCAATCATCATTAGTGCAGAGTCTGGTCTGCTGTCGATTCAAGGAAGCAACATTCCTTACATTGACATTGATTCATACGAAAGTCTGATGGAAGCATATAAGTTCATCACGACGAGCGAAGAAGCTAAAGGCTTTGACTCAATCGCCATTGACTCGATTAGCGAGATTGGCGAAGTCGTGCTGGCACATGAGAAGCGCGTCAATAAAGATGGTCGTGCAGCTTATGGCGAGATGGCAGTACAAGTCATGGAAATCATGCGTGCCTTCCGTGACATCAAAGGCAAGCACATCTATTTCTCTGCCAAGTGCGAAAAATCACAAGATGAGACTGGCCGTATTTTGTACGCCCCATCAATGCCAGGCGCTAAGTTGGCGCAGCAGATCCCTTATCTTGTCGATGAAGTCTTTGCACTGCGCGTGGAGAAAGACAGCGAAGGAAATCTGCAACGTGCTTTGATGTGCGCCAGCGATGGCCTATGGCAAGGCAAGGATCGCTCAGGCAAGCTAGACGCTTGGGAAGCGCCTGATCTTGGAGCGATTATCAAGAAGATTGGTGGTGCGCGATGAAAGCATTTCCGAACTCAAGTCCATTTAATTCAAAAGAAGATGGGATGTGTCTTGCTCAGTATTACGCAGGAAAAGCCTTACAAGGCTTATGTGCAAATCCTTTATTTATCAAAGATGACAAATCAAACATTAATTATTTAGCTGGATTTGCAGCTGGAATTGGAGTTGCGTTGGATAACATTCTTGGAGATAAAACATAATGACCTACTCTGAACTCTGCCAACAATGGGTACAAGCCAAAGAATCTGAACGCATGGCGATTGAAGTTCGACGCCAAGTTGAAGATGAGCTGAAATCAATGCTATCTATTCCAGAAGCATTTGAAGGAACCAGCAACAATGATTTTGATGGTTATAAGATCAAGGTTGTTGGTCGTATGACTCGCAAGGTTGATAGCGAGAAGCTACAAGAATTGGCTGCTGAAAACGGCCTAACAGAGCATTTGTCTAGTCTGTTCCGCTGGAAGGCTGAGATTGCATCAAAGTCTTGGGAATCGGCTGACGAAAGCATTACTGCACCACTAATGGATGCGATTACAACAACACCATCGCGTCCTACTTTTACAATCACTAAGGAACAATAATCATGGCATTTCTTGACCACGCATTTGACGTAAACGAACTTCCAGTATCAGATAACAACTTCGATCCAATTCCTGAAGGCTGGTATAACGTCCGTATCGTTAGCGCAGAGATCAAAGCAACTAAGTCTGGTACAGGACAGTACATCTCTATTCGCTACGACATTATTGGCCCATCGCATCAAGGACGCCAAGTATTTGGCACGCTTAACATTAAGAACGATAGCCAGAAGGCGGAGGAGATCGGGCGACAACATTTAGGCAGTCTGATGCGAGCAATTGGATTGGCTCGTGTAACAGACACTGACCAGTTAATCAATGGCGAACTGCAAGTTAAGCTGTCGATTAAGCGTGACGAGCAGTATGGCGACAAAAATGAAATCAAGGCGTTCAAGGCAACAACGACTAGCCAATTACCACAAGCGGGTGGCGTTATCGCAGCGCATGTAGCTACTGGTGAAAAGAACGCTACAGTATCGCAATCAGCCCCCCCTTGGGCAGCAAAACGATAACTGAAAGGAACGGGGGCTTCGGCCCCCTATAAAAATGAAACTACCAAACGATGTTAAAGACGAACTACTAACGCTTTACTCTGACCTTCGTGATGCTCGTGAGAACTATAACGAGGCAGTAAAAGCAGTTGCTGAGAAACACAACAAGAAGCCTGGAGTCATCAAAAAGCGCATTAAGCTTGATTCAGAAGGCAAGATGAGTTCGTTCCAAGAAGAAGTACAACTGGTGTTAGAGCTATGAAAATAGATATTGGAGACGAAATCGTAGAAGCCATTGACGCCTCTATGAAAAACGATGGGCCGCGTCCTCACATGGGTTGCTCATTGCTAGGCCATTACTGCGACAGATGGCTGTGGCTTAACTTTCGCCACGCAGTCATTGAACAATTCTCTGGCCGTATGCTTCGATTGTTTCGCCGCGGGCAGAATGAAGAAGCAACATTTGTAGCTGATCTACGCGCTATTGGTGTATTGCTTCAGCACGTTGGATCAGATCAATATCGGGTTGACTTCGGATCGCATGTATCAGGAAGTATTGACGGGATCATTGTTAGCGGATTGCCAGGTAAAGATAAGTCGCAAGCTGTGCTTGAGTGTAAGACGCACTCAGACAAGTCTTTCAAAGATCTGAAAGACAAAGGAGTACAGGCATCAAAGCCTATGCACTTTGTCCAGTGCCAGGTCTATATGAAAGGCACGAATTTGAAACGTGCGCTTTATATGGCAGTCAACAAGAACACTGACGAGCTTTATACAGAGTGGCTACATTACGATGAAGAAGTTGCTAATCGCTACATTAAGCGAGGACAGCAGATCGCATTGTCACAACAAATGCCGCCTCCGATCAGCACAGACCCTAGCTGGTATCAGTGCAAGTTCTGTCCGGCGCATGAGTTTTGCCATAAGACTCACTTAACAAAAGAAGTAAATTGCCGTACTTGCGCCATCTCTACGCCAATGGAAAATAGCACTTGGTATTGCGAAAAGTATGACGCAGCAATTCCATTTGAAGCACAGCGCAATGGTTGTGATTGCCATGTATTGCATCCAGACTTAGTTCCGTGGGAGCGCAAAGCAAGCAATACTGACTGGCAAGCAATCTATGTCATTAATGGCAAAGACGTTGCTAATGGCGAGGCTGATGCAAATGTCTATGGCTCGCGTGAGTTAGTAGCTAACGCTGCTGGTTGTGCTATGGATGATGAATTTAGTCGTGATGCTAGGGAAGTATTGGGAGCGAGGGTGGTGGGATAATGCAACTACGTCCATACCAAACAAGAGCAATAGAGATGCTCTACGAATGGTTTACTAAAAACGATGGCAATCCATGTTTGGTCCTTCCAACTGGTGCTGGCAAGAGCCATATTGTTGCTGCGCTGTGCAAGCAAGCAGTGCAGAATTGGAAAGGCACTCGCATATTGATGCTAACGCATCAGAAGGAGTTGATAGAACAGAACTCTGAAAAGATGCGTTTGCACTGGCCTAATGCGCCAATGGGTATCTACTCTGCGTCGGTAGGAAAAAAGCAACTTGGAGAGCCAATCACGTTTGCTGGAATCCAGTCGATTGCAAAGAAAGGTCATCTGCTAGGCCATCAGGATCTAGTCGTAATTGACGAGTGCCATCTAGTAAATCACAACGATGAAGGCAGCTATCGCAAGCTATTAAACCAGCTAAAAGAGA